GCAATATGGTTTATCTAATCCATTAGTGAACTTAATGCAATATCGCAATACATTAGCCAAGTTTATTAACATGGCTGGTTTTAAAGATGCTGCACAATTCATGAATGAGATTACACCAGAGCAAAATGCAATTCTCTCACAACCACAACCACCTAAACCAGATCCTAATACAGAAGCTGCGAAGGTGTTGGCTCAAGTTGAACGTGAAAAAGCAATGATTCGTGCTCAAACTGAAGCTGCAAAACTTGAGTTAGAACGTGAGCAAATGCAATTAGAAAATGCTCGTAAAGCATTAGAACTTCAACAACAAGAACTAAAACAAAATACTGAATTAGCTCTTAAACAATTAAAGATTGAAGCTGATGCTGCTAACCAAGCAGAACAAACTCGTGGTGCTAATACTAAATCTATTGTAGATGCTTTAAATACTATTAACAACATGACACAGGGAAATAACAATGTCCAATAAAGTAGACGCTATTACTGGCATACTTAATGACGAACATTTTCAATCTGTAATTAAAGAACTACAAGAAAATCAATTACAAACTATTATGTACTCAAGTCAAGAAGAGTCACATATTAGAGAACAAGCATATCAAAGATTAGCTTGTTATAACGAACTTATGTCTTACTTGGAATCAATCGCTAAAACTAGCGAAATTAAAAGTAAAGCATGGAAGATATTTTAGACATTTCTAAAATGGGTAACCTCCCCTAGAGGATTATAGGAAATAAAAATGAGTGAAACAACCATGACTCCAGAAAATTCTGGAAGTGGCGAGCTTACAGTAAATCAAGCAGCCAATGCTTTTGAAAGTCTATTAGAACCACAAGAGGCACCACAAGGTCAACCAGAAGGTGGGGAAGAAAAACAAGTAGAAGCAGAAGCTCAAGAAGCAGAGCCACAAACTGAAGAAGTTGAACACACTGAAACAGAAGGTGACGCTGAAGAACAAGATGAAACTGAAGTTGAAGAAGAGGAACTCCCCCAGACTTTTAAAGTAAAGGCGGCTGGTGAAGAAAAAGATGTTACCCTCGATGAATTAATTAAAGGTTATCAACTTGGTGCTGATTACACCAAAAAGACCACAGAAGTAGCTGAACAACGTAAAGTCGTTGAGGCTGAACGTAAAGCTATTGAAGAGGCAAAGCAAGTTCGAGACACATATGCTCAACGTTTGCAAGCTATAGAAGAATTTATAGTGCAACAAACGCCTAATGAGGATTTAACATACCTCAAAGAAAACGACCCTATAGGATATGCTGTTAAAGTTGCTGAACTTTCTGAAAAGAAAGAGCAACTCGCTGCTATAAGAGCAGAGCAAATAAGAATTGCACAATTGCAACAATCTGAAACTGCTCGTGCCATGCAAGATAGAGTTGCACAGGAAGCACAAAAATTAACGCAAGTCTTACCAGAGTTTTCAGACCCTGCTAAAGGCGAAAACCTCCGTAACGAGATTCGCAATTATGGCAAATCGCTTGGTTTTACAGATGCAGAGTTATCTAGCGTCTATGATTCTAGGCACGTTATTACTCTACACAAGGCAATGATGTATGACAAGCTTCAAAAATCAAAACCTGCTGTAACAAAGAAAGTTTCTGAAGCACCAAAGATGCTGAAGGCTGGATCTGCTACAAGTAGTAATAATGTAGAAACCATTAAAAAACAGAAAGCACAGTTGCGTAACAGCGGACATGTCCGTGACGCAGCGGCTTTATTTGAACAATTTTTAGAATAGAAAGAAGAATAAAACATGGCAACATATCAAACCTATACCGCTATAGGTCAACGTGAAGATTTAACAGACGTTATCTATAACATTTCTCCAACAGAAACACCATTCATGTCATCAGTTGGCAAAACAAAAGCTACTGGCGTTCTCCATGAGTGGCAAACAGACAGCCTAGCAGCTGTTAATGGTTCTAATGCTGCAGTTGAAGGTGCAACAGCATCTGATGCAACATTATCACCAACAACACGTCTTGGTAACCGCACACAAATCTCACAAAAAACTGTGAAGATTGCTGGTACTTTAGAAGCAGTAAACAAAGCTGGTCGTAAATCTGAAAAGGCTTACCAATTAGCTAAAGCTTCTGCTGAAATCAAACGTGACATGGAATACATCCTTTTAAGCAACCAATTAAATGCAGCTGGTAACGCAACAACAGCTCGTACACTTGGTGGTTTACAAGCATGGTTATCTACAAACAAATCACTAGGTACTAACGGTACTGCAGGTTCTGGTGGTACAACTGCTCGTGTTTCTGGTACAGACCGTACTTTTGATGAAGCACACTTAAAATCAGTTGTTAAATCAGCTTTCAGCAACGGTGGTAATCCTAAAGTGTTAATGGTAACACCAACACAAAAGCAAGTAGTATCTACATTTGCTGGTATTGCTGCACAACGTTTCATGGCTCCTGCTAATACACCAACAACAATTATTGGTGCTGCTGATGTTTATTTATCAGACTTCGGTACAATTTCTGTTGTTCCTAACCGTTTCATTCCAGCAGATTCTGGTGACGGTGGTGAAGTAGCATTTGTTCTTGACCCAGAGTACGCAGCAGTTGCTTACTTACGTCCATTTGCTACAAACGAATTAGCAAAAACTGGTGACGCTGATGTAACTCAACTTTTAGTAGAATACACACTAGAAGTTAAGAACGAAGCTGCTCACGGTATTATTGCTGACTTGGCAGAGTAGTAAAGGTTTAATGGAACTTTATCCATTATTGAGTGCAGAGGTTGTAGGTCATGCCTACACCTCTGTCATTCTTTTTGTATTCACATTTTAATATGACAAAACCAACAACATTTAGAACATCTGTAGCACATGATACAGATAAAGGTTTAGTAATTGAAACTAAACAAGATATCAGTGGAATTTTAGAAGCAAATTTAGCTGAACGTAATTTAAAAGACAAACATACACGCTGGGGTGAGGATGTATTTGATAATAAAATAGCATCTATCCCTCTTACAGTGATTGATGACCTTAATAAACAAGGTGTTATGCGTGGTTTTCATATTTTAGATAATAAACGCTTCAAAGAATTTTTAAATAATCCAGATAACAAAGTATTTAGAACACGAGAAGGCAGAGTGTAATGGCTTTTACATCATATACAACATTAAAAAGCACGATAGCTGACTATCTTGCTCGTAGTGATCTAACATCACAAATACCAGACTTTATTACATTGGCAGAAAATAGATTAAGACGTGATCTTCGTATTCGTCAAATGTTAAAAGTAGTCACAACAGCAATGACATCAGGTGATAGCACAGTAGCATTACCTAGTGATTTTTTGGCTATGCGTGGATTATATTTAGCAACTAATCCAGTAGCCACTGTAGAATATTTAAGCGTACCTAGTTTTTATACTAATAGTAGAGTGACAGAATCTGGAAAACCAACAAAATATACATCTCTAGGTGCTGAATTACAATTTGCACCTGTTCCAGATAGTGCATATACACTTAATATGGTGTATTACGCAGCACCAGAGTATTTAAGTGCATCAGTTGCATCTAATATATTTTTAGCTAATTGTCCAGATTTATTATTATATGGTGCATTAGGTGAAGCAGAACCATATTTAATGAATGACGCAAGATTACAAACATGGGCTGGTCTTTATGATAGAGGGCTCAATTCATTAACATCTTCAGATGATTCTAGTGAGTATACTGGCAATCTATCTATCACAACAGCATAGGAGCAAAACATGGCAGAAATGAGCAATTATTTAGAGAACGCACTTATCAATGCAACTCTACGAAACACATCATACACATCACCAGCAACAGTTTATGTAGCTTTATTCACATCTGATCCAACAGATGCAGGTAGCGGTACAGAACTTTCTGGTAATGCTTATACAAGAAAGGCAGCAACATTTGGTGCACCATCTAACGGTGCTTCAGTAACAACTGCTGATATTACTTTTGACCAAGCAACTGGTTCATGGGGTACAGTTTCACACATAGGCATTTATGATGCTTCTACATCTGGTAATCTTTTATACCATACACCATTAACAACATCTAAAACTATTGACACAGGTGATATATTTAAAATCGCTAGTGGTAGCCTATCTGTAACATTAGCTTAAGGTAAATTATGCCAGTACCAATGACGTTAGAAGAGCTAGACGTTTATGGTAGTTTGGAAAATGTACCATATAGTTTAGATAATACATTTTATGATAATGGTAAAAAAGTTTGTGGTTCATGGACATTAGACCAATTAGATGTATTTGGTAGTTTAGATAGTTTAGCAATATCACTAGATGACCCACTATGGACATCTGGTGCTTGTATTAATTTAGCTGATGCAGTTATTAGTTCTAATGCAGACGTAACAGCAGAGGCAAATAGGTTAAGAACAGCTGAAGCAAGTATCACAGGTGACGCTACAGTCGTATCTAGTGGTATTAGAACAGCTACTGGTGAAGGTATTATTACAGGAAATGCTCAAGTAGAAGCAGATCCTACAAGAATTACACAAAGTTCAGCAGACATTACAGCGTCTTCAGACGTAGTTGCAAGTGCAATAAGGGTGTTAGTAGGGAATGGTGAAATAAATGCGTTAGCAGACGTTTCTGCAAGTCCTATAGCTATTTATGAGTCATCTGCAGACATTACTTCTTCAGCAACTGTAACAAGTGAAGGTATTCGTTACAGACTTTCAGAAGGATCAATAACAGCTAATGCTCAAGTAGAGTCAGAGGCAGTAAGATTAAGAACTTCTGAAGCAGAAATAACAGGAACAGCCACAGTAACAGCACTAGGTGGTATGACATACTCTGGATTTGCTGACATAGAAGTCATAGCGACTACAGTATGTGATGCAAGAGCAATTTGGTATGGAATTGGTAGTATTTCAGCTAATGCAACAGTTGTTGCAGTTGGTAATAGACTAGGTGAAGAATGGAATAACGTACCTAGTGGTTCAGAAACATGGACAAATGTTTCAGCAGGTAGTAATACTTGGAGTACTGTAAGTGTAGGTTCAAATACATGGACAGACGTTGCAGTAGGAAGTAATACTTGGAATAACGTTTCATCTAGTAGTAATACATGGGTTTAATTTAAGGAACAATTATGGCAAAGACAAAAATATCAGAATATTCATCAACCAGTGCTGGTGCTAATCTAAATACAGATATTGCATCTATTAATATTGATGAGGGTTGTGCACCTTCAGGTATTAATAATGCTATTCGTACACTTATGGCACAATTAAAAGACTTACAGTCTGGTGCTAGTGGTGATACCATACCAGTTGCATCTGGTGGTACAGGTGCATCTAATGCTACCACAGCAAGATCAAATTTATCAGCAGCAGCAAGTGGTGCTAACAGTGACATTACATCACTTACAGGTCTTACTACAGCATTATCAGTAGCACAAGGTGGTACAGGTGGTGCTAACGCTACTACAGCAAGATCTAATCTTGGTCTTGTTATTGGCACAGATGTTCAGGCTTATAATGCTAATAACGCTGTTACAAACGCATTACAAACATTTACATTGTCACAACGTGGCACAGTCACTACTGACAATGATGGTTCATTTGATATGAACGTCACTAATAACTTTAAATGCACACCTACAGGTACATTTGCTCTTACATTTACTAACATTACAGCAGGTCAAAGTGGCTATATCTTATTAGTAAATACAGGTGGTTATGCAGTCACAGCAGCAGCTACTACAAAAGTAGGTGCATCATTCTTAACAGGTGTTTCAGCAGCAGGTACATATCTCATATCTTACCTATCTGACGGAACTAACGTATATTGCACAGCTTCAGGAGCTTTAAGCTAATGTCTATACTACAAAACAGTAATGCTATCTCTGCTGGTGGCTATGATATCAATAACTCACTTCGCTTTAGACAAAGTGCTACTGCATATTTAAGCAGAACTTTTACAACTCCAACTAATAATAAAATTGGAACAATATCTTTATGGAGAAAAAGAGGTTCTCCTGGAACTTATGACACAATATATGGAACTGTAAGCACAACAACGGGAAATGGCCCATATATACAATTTAATACAGATAGTTTAAGATTTATTGATAATTCTTCTGATTTAATGTCATCTCAAGTATTTCGTGACTATTCTGCTTGGTATCATATTGTTGTTGCAATAGATACAACTCAAGCAACAGCTTCTAATCGAGTAAAAATATATGTTAATGGTTCTCAAATTACAGCATTTAGTTCTGCAACTTACGGAGCATTAAATTATAATTCTGATATATTATCTTCTGGTTCACAATATATTGGTTATAGTCAACCATCTAACGCTAGAGGAGCTGAAGGTTATTTAGCAGAAGTAAACTTTATTGACGGACAAGCTTTAACACCATCATCATTTGGTGAAACAGATGCAGTCACTGGTGTATGGAAAGCTAAGAAATACACAGGCACTTATGGCACCAATGGTTTTTATCTTAAATTCTCTGACATAGCTACTACATCTGGATCTAACACTGGTCTAGGTAAAGACTTTTCAGGTAATGGAAACTATTTTAATACTAATAACATATCTGTAACATCTGGCTCAACTTATGATGCTATGAAAGATAGTCCTACTAATACAAGTCCTACTGTGGCTAATTATGCTACTTTGTTAGCTTTAAGACCAACATTAAGTCAAGGTAACTATCAAAATGCAAACTTGGAATGGAACCAAACTTCTGCTGGTAGTGGTTCATTTGTTTGTTCATCTATAGGCGTATTTAGTGGAAAATGGTATGCAGAGTTTTCATTTAGTGGAAGCGTAAACTCAACATCATCTTTTGTTGGTTTTGGCACTATGTATAACATTTATGGTCTTGTAGGTTATCGTGCTGATGGAAAAACAGAAGGTGGAGCAACATTTGGTTCTTCATATACAACAGGGGATATTATAGGTGTTGCTTATGACCAAAGCACAAACACAGCAACTTTTTATAAAAATAATGTAAGTCAAGGAACACAGTCATTTACTATTGACCAAGCAGTAGGCGGTGCTTTTGTAGCTTCAACTATTGGTAACGGAAGTATTATTATTGCTAACTTTGGTCAAAGACCATTCTCTTACACACCTCCTACAGGCTTTGTAGCACTAAATACATATAACCTACCTGATAGCACTATCAAAAAAGGTAATAAGTATATGGATGCAACTACATATACAGGAAATGGTTCTAGTGGTAAAGCAGTAACAAATACTGCGGCATTTAAACCTGATTTTGTATGGATTAAAGATAGAACTGCGGCTAATTATCATATTCTTACTGATTCAGTTCGCGGTGTAGGTTTAGCATTATATTCTAATGGATCATTTGTTGAATCTGCTTATAATGCACAAACATTACAATCATTTAATACTAATGGATTTACTGTAGGTTCTAATGGTGATGTTAATACCAATACAAATTCTTATGTAGGATGGCAATGGCAAGCTGGACAAGGATCAACATCATCTAATACTTCAGGTTCTATTACATCTACTGTATCTGTAAATGCAACTGCTGGGTTTAGTATTGTAACCTATACAGGAAATAATACATCAGGTGCTACAGTAGGACATGGTTTAGGCGTAGTTCCTGCAATGGTTATCTGTAAAAACAGAAGTGCTGGTATAGGTTCAGGTGCATGGCCTGTATGGCATAAATCACTTACAGGTGGAACTTATTATCTTTTCTTAAATACAACTGCTGCACAATCAAATGCTAATAATAACTTTACTGCAACACCAACAAGCACAGTATTAAATTTAGGAACATCTGACACAAATAATACTGCAACAATGGTAGCATATTGCTGGGCAGAAATAGCAGGGTTTAGTAAGTTTGGTTCTTATACAGGTAATGGTTCTACAGACGGTCCATTTATTTATTTAGGATTTAGACCTAAATATTTCTTAATTAAACGAATAGATTCTGCTGGATTTAGCTGGAATGTAGTTGATTCATCAACAAGCCCCTATAATGTTACACCTAATGAATTACAACCAAACACTAGTGGAGCAGAAAGCACAGGTAATACTACTTATGACTTTATTTCTAATGGTGTAAAAATAAGAACTACAAGTACAGATAAAAATGCTTCAGGCGGAACATATATTTACGCAGCATTTGCAGAAAACCCATTCAAAAATAGCTTGGCAAGGTAACAATTTAACAAAGGAAAAATTATGTTTTTATTAAACGGAAAACACTTACCAGAAGGCACATCCTTCTATGATGCTAATGGCAACCAATATGGTTCTGGTTGGCTTAACCAAGCTACAGAAGAACAAAAGGCAGCCATTGGTATTACATGGGTAGCTGACCCTACACCTATTGATACTCGCTTCTATTGGGATGCTAACTTACCTAAAGCACTTGAAGATAAGCTAGAAGAAGATGGTTCTACTACTAAAGGTCTAAAGTCTACATTTACTGCACAAATAAAAGATACTGCAGGTAAATTATTAGCTAACACAGACTGGTATATTATTCGCAAAGCAGAACGCAATGTAGATATTCCTACAGACATTATTGCTAAACGTGGTGTTATCGTAACTGAAGCTAACAGACTAGAAACAGCTATTGCTGGTGTAACAAACGTAGAAGCTCTTATAGAGGTATTAAACGCACAAAATTGGGGTGAGTAATGCCTACGCAAAGAATAGCTTTTACAGAGTGGTTACCAGACCAACCTACGACTACAGGATCTTTACTAGAAGCTAATAACGTATATCCTTTAACAGTAGGGTACGCACCATTTCCACTTTCTGCTGACTATTCTACTGCTGCAAGTGAAGACTTAAACAACGTATTTGCTGCTAAATTTGATCTTACTACCCAACTCTTTGCAGGTGGAACAAGTAAGTTATTTAAATTTAACTCTGGTACTACAGGTTTAGATGATGTAAGTAAAGCTGGTGGATACTCTAGTTCTGATCGTTGGAGTTTTGTTCAGTTTGGAAATTCTGTATTAGCTGCTAATAACGATGACAAGATACAAGCATGGACTATTGGATCATCTACAAACTTTGCTGACGTATCTGCAAGTGCACCTATAGCTAAATTTATTACTGTAGTTCGTGACTTTGTAGTTGCAGCAAGTATTGGTAATGATACAAATAAGCTACAATGGTCGGATATCAATGACGAGACGGATTGGGTATCAGGTGGTGCATCACAATCAGATTACCAAGTGATTGCCGAAGGTGGAAATATTACAGGCATTACTGGTGGTGAGTTTGGTATCGTATTGTTAGAAAAAGCTATTGTAAGAATGTCTTACATTGGCTCACCATTATTCTTCCAGTTTGACACAATATCTCGTAATTTAGGATGTAATACATCTGGATCTATTACACAATATGGTCCTAATACATACTTCCTAGCAGACGATGGTTTCTATATGTGTGATGGTACACAATTATTTAATATTGGTAACGATAAAGTAGATGAATACTTTTATGACAATATGTCATTATCTCAACAAGATACCATTAGTGCTGCTGTAGATCCTATTCGTAATATTGTTATTTGGAATTATCCTAATACATCTGGTGGTCGTTCTTTACTTATCTACAATTGGTTAGTTAAAAAATGGTCATCTGCTAATACAACTTTAGAGTATATTGTATCTCTAGCATCTTCTGGTGTTACATTAGAAGGTTTAGATTCTTTTGGTACATTAGACTCATTACCAGCATCACTAGACTCTCGTGTATGGTCAGGTGGTAAATTCTTACTAGGTGGTGCTGACGGTGCTAAAATTTCTACATTTACAGGTACTAACTCAACAGCCACACTTACTGTAGGTGAATTAGAACTTGGTTATAACTCTGTGATGACATTAGCTAGACCACAAATAGATAATGGTTCTGCTAGTGTTGCTATAGCATCTAGACGTGAATTAGATGACGCTATTACATACTCAACAGCAGTAGCTGCATCATCTGAAGGTAGGGTACCTTTAAGATCATATGGTCGTTATCATAGACTTAAAGTAACTCCTAGTGGTACTTGGACACATGCTATAGGATTGGATATAGAATATACACAACAAGGCGGTAGATAATGTCTAGGGACATGTATCGTAAACTTAACTGGCAAGGTGGTACACCTCGTGAAGTTTCTGAAGTTGTAAACAACCTTGTAGAAGGTAAGTCTAATAATACAGGCGAAATTACTTTAGCTACAGGTGGTGCTACCACTACCACCATTACAGATGAACGTATAGGTTATAACTCATATATTGGTTTAGAGCCAGTCACTATGACAGCTGCTAGTACATACTTTCCATACGGTGCTTTCCAAGACTCTACAGACCAAACAGCAGCAGCTATAGACGTTGCTTATGCTATGAAGTTAAACACTACTGATTATAGTTTAGGTGTTTCAGTTACAAATACGTCAAGAATAAAGGTAGATTATTCTGGTTTATATAACTTGCAGTTTTCTTCTCAATTTGTAAATACAGATACTCAAATACATGATGTATCTATATGGATAAGAAAGAATGGAACTAATGTTGATGGAACAAATGGTGATGTATCTGTTCCTAATAGTCATGGCGGCACAGACGGTAAAGCTATTGCAGGTTGGAATTACTATATAGAACTTGCTAAAGATGACTATGTAGAACTTATGTGGAAAACAAATAGCACACAAGTATCTATGCAATATTCACCAGCAGTAGCGTATTCAGCAGGTGTAACACCAGCAGTTCCAGCAACAGCATCTGTTATAGCTACGTTACAGTATTTAAGTTCTAACTCATACACTACTAATTTATTTACAGAAACATATGTGAGTGCACAAACTAAAGGTAGTGCAACTATAACTCATCCTGCAAATACTGTGTCAAATAGAACTTATCGTTATATAATAGTAGGATGATATTACATTATATACCAAAAGATAATTTACGTCAACATTGGGAATACATTAGACACGGATTAGAAATAGTCAGGTCTAAAGGTCATACAGAGTACATACCAGAAGACGTATATTGTGATTGCTATGAGCAACGTTCTATGTTGTTTATGGGCATTATAGATCACAAACCAGTAGGATTCGTAGTACTTCAACCAATCGGAAACAGGCTTCATGTATGGGCTGCATGGTCATTAATTAATGACGATACACTCTTTATGCAAGCATTTCAAGAGATTCAACAAATAGCAAAACAAGGCGGTAAAACTAAAGTTACGTTTAACTCTGAAAGACGTGGATGGGAACGTAAAGCAAGACAAATGGGTTTTAAACCTCAAACATGGGAATATACACTTTAAGGAAAGAATATGTTTAAGTTACACAATTGGGTACAAGAATTAGTACAATCAGTTACATTTTATGGTGGCGGTGGAGGTGGAGGTCAACAATCATCTACTACTAAACAAGAACTAGATCCCACTATTAGACCATATGTAGAATATGGTTTAGGTGAAGCTAAAAACTTATATCAAACAACAACCCCAGAATACTTTAAAGGTGCAACCTATGTAAGTCCATCAGCACAAACAGAAGCAGCATTATCTGCAGCTGAAGCACAAGCAAGGGCAGGCAGTCCTCTCACAAGTGCAGCATTAGGTCAACAATATGATGTAGTTACTGGTAAATATTTAGCTCCTAATCCATACTTTGAAGCCGCAATGAGACCAGCTGTATCTACAGCTACTACTGCATACAATGAAGCTATTAAAAGTGCATTAGGATCATCATCTATGGCAGGTCGTTATGGTTCTGGTGCTATGGCAGATTTAACAACAAAAGCTGGTAAAACATTGGCAGATACACTTGCAGGAAAAGCAGGAGAACTTGCTTATCAAAACTATGCTACAGAACGTGCAAGACAAGAATCAGCATCAGGTTTGGCACCACAATTAGCTCAAGCTAGATACCAAGATATTAACCAACTTATGAATGTTGGTCAAGTAAGAGAAGATTATCAACAAAAAGCTCTTGAAGATGCTATTGCTAGATATGAATTTGAACAAAACAAACCATATACAAAACTACAAGCTTACTTGGGTGCTGCATATGGTGCTCCAGTTGGTCAAGTTACCCAAACTCAATCATCAGGTGGTGGCAAAATTGTATGTACTGCTATGAATAATGAATATGGCTTTGGTAGCTTCCGTAACGCTATTTGGTTAGCACAATCTAAAGATTTAGATCCTGCATACGAAAAAGGTTACCATAAACTATTCTTACCATTAGTAAACTATGCTTATAAGAGTGGTCAAAAGAACCCTCTACAACGCATTTTAAGGGGTGTTTTAGAGCATATCGCAAGACATAGGACTGCTGATATCTGGAAACAAAAACGTGGTAAAAACAGAGATACTTATGGCATGATTTATCGTGCTATTTTAGAACCAATCTGCTATGCAGTAGGAAAGGTAGGTAAATAATGGGTCCAGAGATTTTAGTTCCAGCAGCTATCGGTGCTGTTAGTTCTGCTGCTATGGGCAAAAGCCCTATTACTGGAGCATTACTTGGTGGTGTAACTGGTGGTATTGCAGACAAATTACAATTAGGTCAAATGTTTAATCTTGGAAGTAAAGCCGCAGAAACTGCTGCACCAGCTGCAACTGCAGTAACAGAAACAGCTGTTCCAACTACATTTATGAACCAATATATTCCTTCTAGTTTATTATCTAATCCAGCACAAGTTACTAATGCTGCTGGTGAAGTAATGGGTGCTAATTTAGCTAAACAAGGTATGTCTATGTTCCCAATGTCTGCACAACCTGCAACATTTACAGATGGTGTACAAGATGTATTTAGACCTAAATTTGAAGATATTGCTAGAGGTACTTCTGCAGACTTTACAGGTGGTGGTGCTGCTCGTGCAGGTACTGGTTTATTAGATACTGCTAGTAACTATGCAACACAAAACCCACTCATGGTAGCAAGTGCAGGTAAATCTATTCTTGATGTTTATAATCAAGCTGAACAAGCAGATAAACAAAGATTGCAAGAAGCTGTAGCAATTGGTAGCAGACCTGTTACACAAGGTAAATCTGGTCCAATGGCTGGAAATCTTCTACAAGTTAAAAGGATAGGATAATCATGGCTGATTTAAATGTACAAGGTTTGTTAGATAAATTCTTTTTAACAAAACAAAGTCCTGCTATGGAAGCTTTATTAGCTTCTACGCCAGAAGAAAAAGCAGCTTTAGAAACACAAAAGACTTTAGGTACTTTGGCTGGTGTAGGAACTGGTGTTTTATCTAATTGGAATAAAGGCGTTGCTGCATCTATATTAGGTGGTTTTACTGGTGGTTCTGCAGGTAGACAAGCTCCTATTACCAATCTTTTTACTCAACAAAAGAATATTCTTGAGTATGGAGATCTTTTAAATAAAGTTAAAAAAGGCACATTTGAAGCACAAGAAGCTGAATTAAAAAATGCTGCATGGGTAGATGCTATTAACAAAGCTCCAGATGCTGCAACAAGAAATCAACTTATATTAAATGCTCCAGAAGTAGTAAAAGCACAATTAGGTGCTTCACCATTATATAACAAAGATTTACAAGTATTTTCTAACGCTATTGGTAAACCAGTTAATTTATGGGATGCTAACGACTATAGAAACTATAGTGCATATATGGAAAGACCTACAGCAGAAACAGTTGGTAAAGAAGCTGTAAATCGTGAGAGACTTGCATATGAAACTGGTAGAACAATTACTCCTATGGAGACTAAAGAGCAATTCTTAAATAGAATTACAGGTCAACCTATAGGTCAACCTCAAGGTAACCTAACAGGTACCACACAAGGTACACCTACAGGTAAGCCATCTACTGGATTTAAACAACCAGAAAAAGAAATTAAAACAGGAGTTCCTCTTGTGGAAAGTTCTGCTATTGCTCCAAAGAATAAAGAACAACTTCTTATTGAGCAACCTAAAGCTACAGAAGCTACAGAGTACGCATTAAATACTACTAGAAATATTAGAAATGCTGCTAGAAGACTTTTAGATAATCCTAACTTTAAAGAAGCTTTTGGTAAAGATGGTGTACTAAAATCTTACATTCCTAATACAGAAGCTGCAAGTGCTGCTGCAGAACTAGAAACTCTTAAAAACCAATTGTTCTTACAAGGCATTACAGAAATGAGAAATGCTTCTCAAACTGGTGCTGCTGTTGGTAACGTAACAGAAAAAGAAGGTAGTAGATTTGAAAACTTAAAAGCATCTCTACAACAAAAGAAAAAGTTTTCAGATATTGTTTCAGAGCTAGAAAGACTTGATAAGGAAATGGAAACAACTGAAAAACGTGTTTCTAATTCTTATAACAGAACATATAGACCAGCTGAATTTATTATTGAACCTTTGTATGAGCGTGGTACTTACAAAGCAGCTCCATCATCTAGAGATATACCATTAAACATACCTGTTGGTGGTAAAGGCAATTGGAGTATTAAGGAGATTAAATAATGCCTAAATTTGAAATAACTTCACCAGACGGAAGGTTATTTGAGGTTACTGCACCAGCAGGAGCGTCTCAAGATGAAGTATTAGCTTATGCTCAACAAAACTTTGGTCAACCTAAAGGATCTACTGTTGGTCAAAAAGCATTAGGTGTTGGTGAGGCTGCTTTATCTGCTGGAACAGGAGTTATTGGTCAGCTTGTAGGAAATATTGCTGGTGTTGGTAAAGAAGTTTTAACTGGTGATTTTGGTAAAGGTACTGCTGAAAAAACTGCACAACAAGTACAACAAGCACTTACATATCAACCTAGAGGTCAAGTTGCACCACAAATTCTAGAAGGATTACAAACTGCAGTAGAAGAATCAAAATTAGCACCTACACCAATTACTGGTACAGCTAATATTGGTTTTAGAACTAAAGCTAAAATTCCAAGTGCTTCTGACATAAAAGGACAAGCCACTCAACTATACAAACAAATAGATGATGCTGGTGTGCTTATTAAATCAGAACCATATAATCAATTTGTAAATGAAGTTAAAGTTGATATTGGAAGTAAAGTTCGTGAAGCTAGGAATCCTAAAATTGCAGATGCAATTAAAGAATTAGATGAAGCTACAGGATCTGCTAAAACGTTACAAAAAATGCAAGACTTAAGAGAAAGTATATCTAGTCTTAAAATGTCTAGCGAACCTTCAGACAGAATGTTTGCTGGAAAGATTGTAGAAAAACTAGATGACTTTATGGAAAAGTTAGATACATCAAAACTTGTTGCTCCAGCACAAGGTGATTTAGAGGCTATTAAATTAGTTCCACAAGCTAGAAACTTATGGAAACAAGCTAGAAAATCAGAAATGCTAGATGAGATCTATAGAAAAGCTGAAATTAAAGCTACTGATCCGTATGATGATGTTGCGTTTGCTACAAAGTTAAGAGCAGAGTTTAAAAACCTAGCTGCCAATAAAAATAAACTTCGTGGCTTTAGTGCTGAAGAAATAAAAGCTATTGAAGATGCTGCTAAAGGTGGAAAGGTTGAAAACGCTTTACGAGCATTTGGTGCACCATTACAAGGATCAATACTTCAAGGTCAAAATGTTGCATCTTTAAGCCTTCCAGCTTTAATTGGATTAAAACTTGGTGGTCCAGCTGGTGCTATTATTGGTGCTAATGTAGTTCCTGCATCTAAAGCTGTATCTAGAAGAGTTGCTGGTCAACTAGGTAAGCAAAATTTACAGAATGTTATTGACACTATTAAAACTGGTGGTCAACCATATTCTGGTATTCAACTTATGCAAGGTAGTACAACTCCATTAAATGCAGCTGGATTACTAGCACCATACATGACCAATCCTGAAGACTATAAGAGTCTTTTATGATTGAGTGGCATGATCTAAAATTACCCCCTATAAACTTATATAATGCTCCGAGAGGATAAGATGGTGAAGTCAGACGTAGAATCACGATTAACTACGCATGAAGAAGTGTGTGCGTTACGTTATGAACAAATAAATGCAAGATTAAAAAGATTAGAACAAATTTTATTAGCAACTGCTGGTTCAGTTATTTTGTTCTTACTAACTCATATGGTGAAATAATGAAACACATACTATGGATCATCTTGGTAGGATGTATTTTAGTATGTATTCACAATGTCCATGCTGAAACCACAACTATTAACTATAAAGGTCAACCACCACCAAGTGCCATTAGCCCTTCTATAAGTGCTTTTAGCCAAGACGTTTGTCTCGTTCCTGTTAGTGGTTCTGTATCATCTACAATATTTGGCGTAAGTGGTGGCTCTGGCTATAAAGACGAAAATTGTGAACGTATTAAATTAGCTAAAACACTCAATGATTTAGGTCTTAAAGTTGCAGCAGTTTCTATACTATGTCAAGATAATAGAGTATTTGAAGCTATGTTGCAATCAGGTTCCCCATGTCCTATCAACGGTTCTATCGGCGATGCTGCAAAGCGTGGCTGGTATGAATTAAAACCAGATACATTTAGAAAACTATATGGTCCAACATTCACTATACCGCTTGTTCCTGACGAGCCTATTACTACTTCTATCCCTACAAGGAAATAATGCCTATGCTTGGTACTGCACTTATACACCGACTCAACAAGGTTATATGTCAAATTTATACTGTAACGGTATTGAAAATGAAGTTGCTATTAGAGATTATTGGTGTGTTTCTTACAGACCAGATGATCCCATTTGTGATCCGTATCGCCAACCAGTCTGTGCTAATGCTACAGAAAATCAAAGTTTTGCTTGTCCCTTACCTCATTATAGTGGGGTTGTCAATAAAAGCAGGACTTATACTTGTACTTCGCAAAGTTGGTCAGATTGGTATGAAGTTAGTAACAATTGTACACAAGATCCTCCAACGTGTCAAACAAGCGTTGAAACTAGACAAGTAGCCTGTCAAACAGACTATGTAGGTTCTATTACAGAAACTAGAACTTCATCTTGTCCTGACCCATATGGTAGTCCTGTTTTTGGTGCTTGGGTAGAAACAACTAATACCTGTGTTAAGAGTGCTACAAACGTCACCAACGTGAGTTCTCCAGTTAGCCCTAGCTCACCCCTTAATCCAGTAAATAATCCTCCTATAAGCGTTCCTGTGGCTCCTACGCCTATAGAAAATCCTGTTGCTCAAGAAATACCTAAAACTGAATTACCAGTCAAGGTTGAACAACCAAAACAGGAAGTTAAAGAGACACCAAAAACAAAAGAAGAAAATCCAAAAGAGACACCAAAGACTGAACAAAAGACCGAGAGCAAAGAAAGTCCTAAACTTGAAGTGCCAAAGGGTAAGGAACTTGTACATGGTTTTGGAATAGTCCTTTCTTTAGAAATATTGAATAAACCTATTATACAACAAATTGAATTAACAGACGCATTTAAATTTGAACAGGAGATAAACCGTGAGTTCGGAAGAAACCAAAACTTTCAGCTTGAGCTTATCCAGCTCGGCACTTCTCAAGATGATTTTGATCGTATTACCGATCATAGCTGGAGGAGCTTACGCAGGCATAACTTTTTACAACAAGATGGTTTCGGCAATTGAGGCTGTAGATACTTTAGATTTAGCACCTATAGAATCAAGACTTAATGGTTTAGAGATACAGATTAAAGCTATTAATGAGAGACAATATCAATTATCAGAGTCTATTATGAAAGCTAGTGAGAAGTCATCTGATGCTATTGCTAACTCTCGTGAAACATCTGCTATGGTAGGTGGATTAAGAAAAGAATTAGAGGCTACTGTTAATGCTATGGATGACAAACTTAACACTCTTAAACGTTCTAGCATGAATCCATTATCAAAATGACATTTATTACGGAAGATAATATAGCTGCACTCTATGCTGCTTTTGTACATTTTCCTCCATTTGATAATTATAAATTCCCACCACCTTCTAAAGTTGATTTTGTTATTGTAAATAATATTGATTTATATGGAGAATATCAGCCATGTGAATCTGGTGATCCACATATTATTACAATTAGCAAAGGTAAATGTAGCCATATAGATACGGTAATTAAAACCCTTATGCACGAAATGATACATATGGCTTTATATTTAGATGCACCTAGAAGTGATTATCATTCTCATAAAGGTAGATTTAGTAAATTACAAAAACAAGTAGCCAAAATATATGGCTTTGATCCAAAGGAGTTATAAGTGTTCGCATTATTATCATCAGTATTAGGATTTGCTACAGCAGGTCTCCCAAGCATTTTAGGTTTCTTTCAGCAAAAGGGCGACCAAAAACATGAACGTGAAATGGCTATGTTACAAAATGAACAAGCTATGCGTATGGCACAAGCTGGGTTTGTATCACAAGAGAAAATTGCTGCTATTGAGTTAGAGCAAACTAATGCTGAAACATATGCACAAGAACGTCAAGCATTGTATGAACATGATGCTAAACTCGTATCTGAATCATCACAATGGGTAAAGACTCTTAACGCTTGTGTAAGACCAATTATTGCATTTACATTTGTATCATTACTTGTATTTGTTGATGTAGCAGGATTCTGGTGGGCAGTACATTCAGGTGCAGACTTTGGAACTTCTATGGACATTATATTTAGTTCAGAAGAAATGTCTATTGTAGGTTCAATTATTGGTTTTTATTTTGGATCTAGAACTTGGGAAAAGAAATAAGTGAAAGTATCGCAACGTGCAATCACTCTTATTAAACATCATGAAGGTGTGCGTAATAAGCCCTATCGTTGTCCTGCTGGTCTTTGGACTGTTGGTGTTGGTCACCTTATTGGTGATGGTAAATCGCTTCCTTCAGATTGGAATAGAACTTTTACACAAGAGGAAATAGATGCCTTACTTAAACGAGATTTATCACGCTTCGAGTTGGGAATACATAAGATGCTACCTAACGTGCCTCTTCGACAATGCGAGTTTGACGCTCTTGTCAGTTTTTGCTTTAATTTGGGTCTTGGATGCTTTCAGCGTTCAACCATCCGTCAAGCGTTGCTTCGTGGCGATAAAGAAGCGGCTATGGAGTCGTTAGTTAAATATTGCAAAGCTGGTGGAAAAATATTAAAAGGCTTACAAAACAGAAGATTAGATGAAAGACGACTTTTTCTTGGTGTATAATAAGTAATCTAAACACTAGAGAACCCTATGAAAATCTTAATGATTGATATAGAAGTATCACCTAACACAGCTCATGTCTGGGGAATATACGACCAGAATATATCTATAAACCAGCTTTTAGAGTCATCCTACACACTATGTTATGCAGCTAAATGGTATGGTGATCCAAAGATTATGTTCGACTCTGTACAAAAGTCTGGCAAAAAGAAAATGTTACAATCTGTGCATAAGCTTTTAGATGAAGCTGATGCAGTAGTTCATTACAATGGCTCTAGGTTTGATATACCTATCTTACAAAAAGAATTTTTATTAGAAGGTATGCCTCCTCCAGCACCTGCTAAACAGATAGATTTATTACAAGTAGCAAGAAGACAATTTAGATTTGTTTCTAACAAACTAGATTATGTATCACAGGCTTTAGGATTAGGAAGTAAGACTGAACATGAAGGTCATACATTGTGGGTTAAATGTATGAATAATGATCGTAAGGCTTGGAAAACTATGGAAGAATACAACAAGAATGACGTTGTGCTTCTAGAGAAAGTCTATGATAAGTTTAAAGCATGGATTAAATCACATCCTAATCACAATGCGTATAACGCAAATACAGTATGTCCAAATTGCGGATCACGCAAATTAAATAAACGTGGTACTCAAGTTAGTTTGTCTAGAGTTTATCAACGCTTTCAATGTCAAGGATGCGGCTCATGGAGCAGGTCAGTGAAGTCAGAAAAAGTTACAAAAGAATCAGTTATCAGCATATAAGGAAAATTATGAACATTCAACAATTATGTGAGCATATGGTTGGAAAACAGATCGTAGAAGCAGAAGCTTACTACGGTGAAGACGTGCTTATTATAATGTTAGATGACGGAAGCCACATCGAAATCAGTGGTGATGGGCTTTCCGTTTATTCAGAAGTACCAGAATTAGACGATTAGTCGTCTACCATCTCCAGTCTTTGTAATTGAGCAGTAATCTCTGGTGGATTAATAGCCTCTTCATCTCTCATAACTTCTATCAATCTATTTTTATACCATTCAGATTTTTCTAAATCTTCTTCTGGATTATTCTTGAAAGGATATCTTAAATCATATTTAAGTTTTGATCCTTTTAAATAACCAATAAACTCTTCTTTAGTTAAACGACTTTGAATTATGTCTATTGCCTCTATTCCACCTACCAAATAGTGCTTTGGATGATTTACATTATCCATACATTTCCCCTTTTAAAAATTGCCTCTTAAGTATTTTAAGATTCCGTAATTATAACCACGCATTGTACAATCAATCAAGGTATAATCATACAATAATTCATCTATACGTCTTCTATTCCATGCACTGTGAAATTCTATAAGAAATACTACTGGCTGTACAGTTAAGTTTTCTAGTATTTCTATCTCTGCACCTTCTGTATCTATTTTCATAATAGCACACTCTGGCAAGTGTTTAGCTGACATAACTTTTACCATTTCACCTTCTGCTCTTTGTTCTATGCCTTGAAACATACTAGCTTCACCACAGTTATTTAATCCATAATACATCATACGCTCACCATCTTCCTTGCCAATGG